CTTTATTATAGTGGATTCGCTGCGCACCGAGCGCGCGATCAACAATGTTCCACGCTTCGCCGAAGAATGCCGCATCAACAGCTATGCTTGTCGCCTCCATAGACAAGTCATTAGTGCTTTGCTGGTAATCTCCGCTAATGAACAGATCCCACACGGCATGTCCAAGTCTCTCCGGACCTAGCGGAGTGAGGTTCAGTCGATCTCTCATGACTGACCAATCACATTCCTGCTTGGTTAAGCGGAAACACCTGAAACGTGTGAGCTTCTCGCGCAAATGTGCGAGTATTGGGCCAAGTCCACCATACAAAGAAGGTGTTCCTGCCGTAATTGTTCGAAGCTTCAGCGGTTCTCTGATGAAGTAGACTTGACAATCAGCAAGTTTGTCAATCTCATATCTACTCAAAAGCGTGTTCATCTCTCCTCTAGCCCAACGGGACAAGGTAAGCTCATAGAGACGCCGGGTATCGATCTTGCGTGAGACGATTTCCCAGACCTGATGACTATGATACTGCATTCGTTGCAGCTCTAGTTCACCGGTCCAGATCTCGTCCGAATATTCTCGAATCAGTGATCCGAGAATACCGCCCTGATCAATTGGCGCCTCATAGCCAGCCCTCTGGGAAGGCGTCCATGGCACATGAGGGACTTCGGATGTAATCCCGAAGACCTCCTCCGACGTATCGGCAATCGCGCGTTCCACTAACTTCCGGCAGTCCAACCCCTCGAGCACATTATATGTGTCGATGTCTAACTGATCCGGAGTATGCGTGGTGGACCCCCAGTCTATCCGTCCCTTGCGAGTTTCCAATAAAGGAACTGCTTGGGACATCTGGCTGAGATATCCTTGACCCGCGACCTGTACCAGGTCATCCTCCACCGAGGGGAACCCCCTCTTTGTCCCGAGCAACATTGTTTCAGACATCATCTCTTTATATTCGACGCTAGAAGACCGGCTCCTCAGACGCTGCAGTAACCACCTCCTATAATCGGGGGTGAGCAGCATTCCGGGAATATCTATCAAACCGGTCACAGGGGCAACTACGCCTCTCCCATGACCGGACAACCATACTAGGTGTGTTTTAACCTGATAAATCGCCAGACCGCACCAATCGAGAATCAGCCATCTACTGAGCTGCTCTTCAACCTCTTCCTTTGTAAATTCCCTGTACCCGAAAACGTACGCATCGTCCATCAATACCTTGACGAACTGACACGCTCGGGCTACTCTGCTCTTAACCAGTTGCTTCCACGCAAGCTGGTCTCGAACGAACTCCAGTTTCCTCTTAGGGCAAACGCAACCTAGCAATCTGTCGACGGCTTTGAAACCTATCGCAGACGCTAAAATGCGCCCGAAGAACTCCTTTGGATACTCTCGGAC